CGCCGTGTCCGGCAACCCTACCATTGGGAAGTTAGGAGAAATTGCAAAAACATTAGGTGTAGGAATAACTGACTTGCTGAATGAAGATAAGGAAGAAAACACTGTTGTTTGTCCTCACTGCGGGAAGAAAATTAAAATAGAGAAAGGAGAAGAGACATGAATATACTATTTACTGAAATCAGTTCAGGCAAATCAAATATATCATATATACTTTCAACAGATGACAAAAAAGAAATAGGTACTGCTGAAGGGTACATTGCTAAAGAAGATTTAATATTCGTTATACACATCAACGAAAAATATCAGAATAAAGGCATTGGTCACAAAGCATTTAGAAAGGTTTATGATGAACTTAAAAAACAAAATAAGATTTCTAATATAGTCGGTTCTTGGCATAAAGATGAGGAATTTTCATACTGCCAAGACGGAATGTCTACTAATTTACGTATTTTTAAAGAAAATATAAGTAATGGGATGAGCGAATCTCAAAGTGCATTTAACACCCCAACAGGGAAATGGGTACAAAAATTAGGATTTACCAAGTGCACCGTAATTTCTAATACAAATACAGATGTCAAAGTTGTATTTTCTAAGTAAGCCGGAGCGCTAAGCCCCGGCTCGTTAATTTATTAGCCCTTTGATCTTTAACCGATTTACGATTTCGGTGTAAAGATACTCTATATCCCCACTAAAATCCCCATAATTCTGATACAAAAACACGACATCAGTGCAGTTGTCGGAAATTGTACTCTTGGACTGAACCCCAAGTACCCTTGACATCTCTTCGCGTAACCCAGCTGTCATTTTCCCACCGGCAAGCGAACTTGGAGAAAACAGGTACAGGATAATGAAAATGAACTTCTTCCGCTGGGTAACACTGTCAATATTCGGTGGACATCCTCTCTCATTCAGCAACTCAACGAATATTTTGTAGATTTCATGGATAAGGCTTTTGTCTTTCAAAATTGGGGTGGTCAAGGCGTTTTCTTCTTCTGAAAGTTCTGATTTCTCGATACGAATCTTTTTAAGACGAATTATTTTGTTAAAATCCAGTTCCATAACACGATTATTTTAAAAGTAAATAGTATATTTGCATCATAATCGTGTAAGGAAGAGCTGATTCATGGTCGTGCGTGGGTTGGCTCTTTTTCATTCTTCCCCATTCGTGCTGACGAATGGTTTCTTTTCCAAATCATAGCAGGTGATATATACCCGTTTCCCATTAACATCACATAGAGCAAGGGCATATCCTTTCTCCAGTATTTTAACCGGCTGATTGTCGCAATAGACAGTACTTCCAACCGGAACTCTTATAAAATGACGTACTATCATTTGATTATCTTTAGCTTGTTATACCAGCGTGAAGAGAAAGGGAACCACCCGATTAGGAATGATTCCCCGAAAATAGTTACTTTATATAGTTTGCTCATATTTGTTCAGTTTTGCTCTAATTTATTCTAACGTACTTACCTGCAATATCACAAGTTTTTATTACCTCCGCATTATCCTCACCAAAAGCGATGAGAATACTACCACAGCCGGGAGAATCTCCACGAGTTCCGTCTGGACGGAAGAATCTGATTCGGTTACGCAAGAATTTCATTGCCGTTGCCTTCTCGAATATCACATCCTGAAACATCTTTGAATCGCAACGATTGAAAAGTAAAGCAATGCCGTTTCCATGTTCTGCCATCCGTTTAACGAAACATTCTATAAGAGGACGGGAATAAGGTGGGTTCAACCAAACGCGACCTTTCCATTCCTGTTTTAATCCATCGTCATTTTTGTTGTACATGACATTTGCCGTTTTATAGGGGGGGCTACTGGGGCACATGGGTCTAAATCAAATTCACCCAATGCGTCTATAATTTCTTTCGGTGTGTACCATTCATCGGTACTATTAGCCGATTTTTCAAAGGTTGTATTCATTTCTGTTCCGTTATTAGTTAATTGGCAGTTTCATAAAGCACATCCATATCGTTTTACTTTGTCGGCCAGTGGTATGCCCAAACAAAGGCTTATAAGGTATAATGGATAAAACTTCATTGACTTTTATTTCACTCTCACTCCATTTGAATACCAATGTCCCGTTGGGCTTTAGGACACGCATACATTCATCAAAACCGCTTTTTATCATTTCTTGCCAATTATCCGGAAGCCTACCATATTTCTTTGCCATCCATGATGTTTTGCCAAGTGTTTTCAAATGTGGCGGGGCAAACACGACCATGTAGAAAGAGCTTCCTCAAACGGCAAGTTGGTAAAATCGGCTATTATATCAGGTTTTACTTCTATAGTTCTGATTTTATCTCTGTCCTTGGCAGTTACTATTTCCGATCTCTTATCAACGAATAAGGCAAGAGGATTATGTTTGTCAAACCAAAACATCCTACTGCCGCAACAGGCATCTAATATAAGTTTTCCATTTTCCATTAAGCTATTTCTTTTGATTTCTTCAATCTCAACTTTCTCAATACTTTGCAAAGTGCTTCAGTATTTTTTCTCGCTTGTGTAACCTCCACCGCATTCCCGATAAATTTCTTTTGGTCAGCTTGTGTGCCTATTAAAACATAATCTTCAGGGAATCCCATAATCTTTTTGAGTTCCGGAATGCGAAGCATCCGCATTTTAATATCCACTATGCCATACAGTGCCATGAACTCCTTTATCTTCACGGTCATAGGACTATCATTGTCGTAGATTTCAATCGCTACCTGACCGCTTTCTGTTGCTACCAGATAGGGCGGCATCTTATCCATGCGGGCTATTAATGTGAAGCAGGGGCTATCAACAGAGCCGCCAGCACTGTTGAACTGTGGATTCATCAGATAGTGCCATTTCCTGTTTGCGGTAATGGTCTGGGAGGGTTCCTCTATACTGCTACCTACATTTGAGAATGCAGTATTCATTATCCACGGCTGGCATGTTACCAAGTTTTGTTTCGGTGTTGTGGTAACAGCGGGGCATGGCGAGTTTATATCAGACACCTGACCACCTCCAGAATATTGATTCATAAAAAATGGAGATACAAGGGAAAGTCTGTCTTTAGTCAGAAGTGTAGGACAAGGCTGATTAATATCCTTTCCTGTATCCTTAAAGTTATAAGAACACATAAATCGGCTTTCAATTAAAGCCATCCTGTCCTTCGTTGTGACCGTTGGAGCTGGAAGGTCTACCGAATGATTATGTCCATTTCCATAATAAGCAGAAACAAAAACATGGTGGTCTTTGCAGGTGATTGCACCTGCCGGTTCTTCTACAGACACATTCTTGCTTTCGGGATGTCCGCTGAACTGTTTGGAGAGGAAACTTACCTGTACCTTTGCAAAGCGGTTTTCAGTAGTCAACACTCCGCATGGTTCATCAACTGATTTGCATGTGTCTTGAGGGCGAACCGTATTGTAACGGGAAAGGAAAGCATCCTTTCCTCCGGCTACAAACTTGATAAGTCCAGCATAGATACGTTCAAGCGTTTTCTCTGCAAGAGGCTTTTCCCTGAAGATGGTAGTTCCTTCATCAGAGAAATCAAGCACATCTTTTACCGGCTTCCACTTCTCCAGCCGCGAGAACATATCTTGCCTACCACCTTTACAGTGGGTCGGTTCTGGGAATACTATCGGCAAGTTCTTTTTAGCAAAGATGCCGAAGAAGCGTTTTCTTGTGGTGTAGGCACCGAAGTCGGCAGCATTTAAGATGCGGTGCTCAAAGTTGTAACCGTACTTCTTGACATTGCGCACCCACTTTTGATAAAGCCGGCCTTTGTCCATGCTGATAGGTTTCCCATTCTCATCCATATCTCCCCATGACATAAACTCTTCTACATTTTCAATCTGAATGTAGTCAGGGTCTATAACATCAATATAACGGAAGAGATGTTCTGCCAACGTTCGGCTGTCGGCATCTCTCGGCTGACCGCCTTTGGCTTTCGAGAAGTTGGTACACTCCAAAGAAGCATGAAGCATTATCATGGCATCAGGGTATAGCTGACGGATACGTTCTACAATAGTGCTTATCGGGGAAAGTTCCAGTGTACGGATATCCTCAATAAAGTGAAGTGCATCAGGGATATTGGCATCATGTGAAAGGATGGCATTCTTGTCATGGTTCACACAGCAAACAACCTTTCCACATCTATTTCCATCCAATCGTGCTTCTTCCACACCTTCGGATAAGCCACCGGCGCCACAAAAGAGATCAATAACAAATAGTTCTATATCGGACAGACCTTCAATGGATTTTAAGATATTTTTCTGCGATTTCATAACTTCTCCTTTTTAAACAGGTGGCTGAACGCATTATCCAAATCCAAGTCCAGATTCAGTTTGGACGGGAAAGATTTAATGTATTCGTACATCTTATAAGCGAGGTTGTCATCATCACCGCATCTGTCAATCAGTGTGAGCAACATGGCGTTCACCATGTCAGAATCATTGCCGAAGTTTTCCTGAGTGGATTCGCTGCAATGATTCACATCACTTTTCAATCTCTTTATCGCGGCTATGGCTGTGTTGAAGTTTCTTTTTGAATCGTGCCGCAATTCAAAGCCTTCCTTCTTGTATTGCTGCTGCATTTCTAGAAGGTTGGTTTCTAAAACGTCCGTGAGGACAAATACGATGTTGGTTATCGTATTCAGTTTGTCTGTTCCTTGCATAATCGTGTATTCTTATTTCTAATTCGAATGAATCCCCTTCGTTCTGTTTCTTCTAACAGTGGAAAGTCTTCATTCTTGATTTCACATTCTGTTTCGTAGTTCACGGAAGTATAACTTGGGATATTGAACTTTTTCCGGATTCTTACGATAACATCCGGATTTCTTGTTACCCAGTAAACGGTTATTCTCATGGTGATATCAGCATTTTTCTAGCTTCCTCATCTCCTGCATCAGCACGGTGCTTGATTTCAATGTACTCAGCATAAGAGATTCTGTTATCTCCACGCTCCTCTATCTCTTTTTCACGTTGGTTTCTGTATCGTTCACGCTCTTTCCGTTCAATATCTTTCCGACGTTCAGAAACGTAGTCCAGCATCGCACTTGTTATTTTCAATGGATCTATTGAACCGTAGAACCGCCCATACTTCCCTGACTTAAACCGTGCTATGAAAAAACAGATTTCAGCGGCATTTATATAATAATACTCCGAAAGGAATATCTCCGATAGTTCAGAAAGTTGCTCTTTCGCTATCTTGGTTGAAACTTCTGCAAAGTCATTCAATGAGCCAAATTGTATCTTTAGCCATTCTATCGGTGTTTCATCCCCATAAGTAGAAGACAATAGCCCTAAACTCGGAATGCTGTCATTCAACGCCAGTTCTGAATGGGTTGCATTACATCTGACAAGTTTGAACTGCAAATCAGGGTTGTAATCAAGAATGAATTGTGCAGGATCGGGATATTTATTCAATAACGCCCTCTGCTTCAAGTTCCTTTCTCTTTTTTGCGGCAGCTTCTCTAACGGTTGTAGCGACTGCAAGAACTGAATCACGTTTTCGCTGCTCGCTATCCTGTTGATTTTTACTAAGTCTTGTCCCATTATAGTTTCCTTCCAATATTTTAGTAAAGTTTGCTTGTTTGAAAATCCAATCAAAGTCGCATTTCCAATTGCGGTCATTAGCTCCAAGTAAGAACGGGGATTGAAGAATGAGATTGAAAACACTCCTCACTGACTCTTTCCCATATTGGGCTATCCGGGCTTTTACAGCCTTTTTTCTCACATCAGTCATTGATCTTATCTGCTGGAGTCTGTCTTTGAATGTGGTATTATAGTATTCCATCAATCCGCTGTAATCAATCTTTTCAGAGGGGGAGGGCGAAGAAAGCTTGGCTTTCTTTGATACTCCGTCAGGAGTATTTTCTTTCTTTTGATGTAGAGATATATCTATATACTCTCTTTCTTCTTTCTTTGTATTTGTGCCCTCTGTGTGCCCTGATTTTTGTAAAAGTTCGGATTGCGGTAGATTGCTGTTCATGGGCTGTGCCCCAAGTTGTGCCCTTAGTTGTGCCCATTCGTGTCTTAATTCATTGATTTCCTTTTCAATACCTGTGTCCTTACTTGTGCCCTTGGTTGTGCCCATTGGATTATATTCTTCATATTTACATAAGGTTATAAGGTTCATTCCTTGATTGCACTCAACAGTTATCATACCTTTCTTTCTAAGATGCACAAGAAAGGAACGCACCTTCTTTTCAGACCATTTCCAACGCTGTGACAGAAATCTTATGGATGCAGGATATTGACCTCTTGAATAAGAGATTTCTCGACCTCCGATACTCTCCTTTCGGGGCGTTGCCTCAAATCGTGCAGACTGAATTAAGTCTAACCACGCTTCGCAACTGCTAAAAGTACGGGCTTCATTCCACATTTCATTCGAGAAAAACCTGCGGCTTAGCCTCAAAAATCCTTCGTCCATAGTCTTAGAATCTCACGTTAGTTAATTGCCTTCCGTTAGAAAATACAGCCCACTTACCATTACCGCTATCAAACAATCGTAAATCCGACACCTCTCCGAAACGTTTGATGTTACCGCATAAATCCACAATCCATCCACATTCTTTAGAAGGATGCGGGCGGATGGCACGACCGACTATCTGATACCACATGGCAAGTGACATTGTAGGACGTGCCATAACGACCGTATCAAGTTCCGGATAGTCAAAGCCAGTCGTAAGTACACCCACATTAGCTACTACCGGAATTTCACCAGCTTTGAACGCCTCAAGAATATGTTCACGTTCTTTCTTAGGAGTATCACCTGAAACGATAGCGCAACCGGGTATTGACATCGTTAACCGTTCCGCTTCTTTCAAAAAACGGGTAAAGACCAAAATACCCTTCCGTTTTCCTCCGGCTTTGGGATTCATCAGCCTTTGGACGATATGAACGAGATAACCGTAGAAGTCTATCCGTTCATATTCTTTTTGAACTGACCTATCCGTATAGTCGGCACCAGTAGTATTTACTTTCAAGTTAAGTTCATTCCACCCTGAAGGATTCATTGAATAGTAATCCAACTTCGCCAAGTAGCCCATATCTAATAGGGTTGATACCTGTACATGATAAATGACCTCTGAAAAGACATGAGGTTTTGTCCGAGTGATAAATTTCAGCATGGAACCGAAATCACGACTGGAGCTTAAACGGTATGGCGTTGCTGTCAGTCCAAGAACCTTACACTTCACTGCATCAAAAAAATCCTTGTACATTCCCTCTTTGGGGTTTACAAGATGACATTCATCCACAATGATGTTCTTGAAGTGGGTAAACAGTTCGGGATGATTCTTCACACTGCCGATGGTGGCAAATGTTATCCGGCTTATCTCCTTTGAGTTAAAGGATGCTGAATAGATACTGCAATCAAGAATACCGTATGAACAGAGTTTCTTGAAATTCTGTTCGAGTATTTCCTTCGAGGGCTGAAACACCAAAGTGTGCCCGTCAAGTCTTGCAGCTATATCCGCTATGATAAGGCTCTTTCCGCTACCCGTAGGCAGAACCATGATAGCATTTGTTTTCTTCGCCTTATTGTTGAAGAAGGAAACGGCTGCATCAGAGGCCTTCTGTTGGTAATCTCGCAATACATAACTCATAAACCCTTCTCCTTTCGTAACTTCTTGTTCAAAATCTTATAGTACTTAATTAGCTGCTCATACTCGAAATCAGACATCTTAGAAGTACTGGCAGCCTTCACTTTTAGCAAATCAAATTTCTGTTGCCCGATTTTTTCTATCAGACCTTCTCGATAAAATTCTAAATGGTCTGCTAAAAAACGGTTACAATATCTACATTCTGCATGGCAATTGTCTTCGTCAAACCGTGTTGACAAATGTTTTCGACTGAAATAGTGACCACAATCAGCTTGCTCGAAGGGCTTTATTTGCCCACATGAAATACATCTGAAATACCCGTTTGGCATACAATCACGAAGCCGGATGAAAAGAGAAAACTCCTTGTCGAGTTTAGCTTTCAAATCCGGCTTCTTTTTCACTGTTACCCCCGCTTTATCAAACAGTGGCAGAGGTTTTTCTTTTTTCTTAGCCTTTGTTCGTTTTATGTAGTATGGCATTGTTTCAACAATTTATTTATCTCTCTTATTTCTATCTCCTTCCGACGAATAGAAACGTTTAAATCATGAACTTTTTTATCGTTGCTCACTATAGCAAGCCTTTCTCTATAGGCCTCTATCTTATCAAAGGAAGAATCTCTTAGGTTTTGCAATTCTTCTTCTGACAGACCTATTATTTTATCTTTAAAAGTATCTGCGTATGTCTTCATAATTTAGCCAATTAAAAGCCCCGAAGCGTATTCTCCGGGGCAAAACAACCATTATTCACTAACCCTTGCCATTTATGTGTGGCTCACATTTATGAGGGATAAGCGGGAGTCGAACCCGCACAAGTATCGTCTGCTTTCTCGCTTTCATCCGTAGATTGGTTATCCTACGATCTTTAAACTACTCAACCTGTTACTTACAACTACGGTCTTGATGATTTCCATTTCTATGTACACTTGAAAGTTCCATTCATTTAGTCTTAGCACCCTATGACCATTTTATCCCTATGTGGTGGTAACAGGACTTGAACCTGCATGATAGGAGCTTTTTAGTTTTTACAATGAGTGGAATCTCGCCACCTATACCTGCCTTTATATGTTTTTACATCGGGCTACTGCTTATATTACCCCCCCGTTACCGACAACCTATCTATGAGATATTAAACTTTAGCGTCTACCAATTCCGCCATACCACCTAACTGTTACTTATTCTTCAGTCTCGCCTTCAACGATAATTGAAAGCTGACCGCAAGCGGCACCGTTTTCAATTTCTGACTTTGTTGCAATGGCTACTGCATAATCGTAGCCCATCTTTTCAAGTTGTTTTTTAATCTCTTTCATGATTCTGTAAATTAAATTGTTTATACTAAATTCACTCCCTCGATAATTCCATTACCAAGGTTGTTTTTCTCTGATATGTTATTTGTATTGATTGGAGACAACTTCACAAAAAAGTGTTCCTTATCAAAATGTTTCTCCAGCTTATCCGCATCAAAATCAGATTCATCCACCAATGTTAAGTTGATAGTTGTTTTCAGATTACTTTCTGTTCTTATTTGTCCAAGTTCATCAATAGACATTTTCTTCGGATAAGGAATAAGCCAGCCTCTCTTTTCTTCGTCAAAACTGTGTAAGCTAATCTGTAGTGTCACATTGCCTTTCACAAAAGAGAAGTCGCTATCTTTAATGCCAATCGTTGAAATGTAATGGTGAGTATTTGGGAATATTTCCGTAATACGTTCAATTGCTTTTTTTACGGCTTCTATATTTAAGAAAGGCTCACCCATACGAGTGTAGTTAATCTTAAATTCTTTGGAATCATTCGGGTTGTAACCTGCGCTTCTTATAGCAAACAATACTTGTTCTACAATCTCATCTGCTGTAAGATTGCGGTATTTCTTCATATTACCAGTGGCACAGAACTTACAACGTACAGGACAACCGCTCATGGTTGAAACTCCAATCATCCACCTTTCCGAACGGTCTCCAAGATTTTTGTTATCCAAAAAGTTCTGCTTCCTTCCGATAGCGTCTTTTGTGTAATATGGAAGAAAGGTATCAGTTGTTTCTACCAGCATACCATCTTCAAGCCGCAAGCAGTAAACTGTACCATTTTTAAAACTTTTACTTTTTACTATATTCATGATTGTATTTTTATGGGTTTTCCAGCTATATCTTCACAGACCGAGCAGGCTGGTTAACAAAGTTATTCCATATAAGCCATTGAAAACTCTTTCGGAATAAACCGCCCAACCGGGATAGGTTTGGCAGATTCAATGGCTGCATGGATTTCTCTTTTGTTGAACTCATGTCCCTTTTCTTTGGCTTGCTTCTCACATTCTTCCTCTTTATTTTTGAGGTAGTGGGTAATAAGCATCATCGCCCTATCAACATTAAAAGTATTCACTACGAATGTTTGAGTACGTTGCTCTTCGTCAAATGTGATTTTCGTTTCAATCTGATAGAACTTCTTTTCATCCGGTTTAGATTCTTCGTCACTATCCTCGGTCTCATCGTCCATCTTGTCAACGTACTCTGCCATTGTGATTTCATTTTTAAGATAAGCAATCGAAGCATCATCGACTTTACGCTCTTTCAGATTATCAGTAAGAATCACGCACGAATCAAACTCCTTTGCCATCGTTAAGGTGAATCCCGATTGATAATTAAGTTCAATGTAGTCTCTCAAAATAAGGCAGACATTCTCCAGGCCGGTAGCATAAAGCAGGAATTTGTACTTCTTGTCACCTATCTGTGCCTGTGCAAGATAGGGATATAAGAACTTGTTTTCGTTCTCAAAAGCTAAACGCTTCTGACTACTGACTTCCACTTCTTTGATGCCATCCGCTTCCATACTGAAACGAATTTTTGCCAATAGGTCTTGGTCTATCAGAGAACCACGATCAAAAAGGACTTCATTACGTTCAATGTTTACCGTTTCGCCGGTATCTTCATCTATGAAAGATTCCTCCCATGTTTTGAGAACACGCTTTGCAAGGTACATATTGAGCATCTTCTTTGGGTCGGATGTCACGTACCGTTTTTCTGTTTTTCTTGTTTCTATCATAACTAAATAAATTCTTGATTTCTTTGTATTTCCTGCTGGTCGTATATCAGCATTTGATGTTCATTGGCGGCCGGTAAATAGATACCTGCTACTGATGCACTCCAATTGCGAAAGCGGTCAATGCTCAAAGTCATTTCACCCGTTGTCAGTTCAGCAGAACTACGCAAGTAAGTTACTTCTTTGCCTTTCTTGTTAACCGCCTTTCTCTCAAACAAATCACGGTTGCAAGTCCTCTTATAAAAGTCAATTTTTGCTTCATCGAGGCTGCAACCGTACTCACTACCGAAATACCCTAAAAGAAGATGCAGATAGCTGTTTTGAGCAAGTGTACGGTTAGGTAACTTCTTTTTTACTTCCACTACTGCACGCTCTTTAAACAACTTGTTTACATACTCTTTGAACTTGGGTATTTGGTATTCATTCTTCAAATCAAACAGCATACTTTAGAAGGGTAAATCATCCTTAGCATTACCATTCGCATCAACAGGAGGTGGAAAATCCTGCGATTGTTGATAAGTCGGCTGTGGTACTGGTTGTTGTACTGGTGCACTCTGTGGAGATTGTGATACACCACCACGCGCATCTATTTTGTAGCACCGGATAGATGCCATACGTTTGAGTTCTCCGTCCTGATTCGTCCAAGAACGCCCTTGTAAGACAAACGATACAGTAACAACATCACCCTGATTAAAGCGGTCAAGTTCTGCACACTTATCGCCTGAAAACTCTAAGGGAATAACATTCTCATACTCGCTACGCTCTCCCGTATAAGGGTCGTAAGTAGTAGCATCTAAAATAAACTCCCGTTTTGTAAACGAGGAACCACCATTTTTGGATGGTATTTGAACAGTTTGTCCGATTTCGGTTATCCGTCCGGTTATTTGATTTGCCATAACCTAATATTACTGGTTCTTTTTATTACATATTGCAATCTCCACACATATCCACAAGGGAATCAAATTCTTCTCGGGAGTATTCAAATCCATTGATTACGATTACCTCGTTACCATTTTCGCCAAAATAAACTCCATCATTCATTTCCAAAGATTTTAGTGTCAGTTATCAATTTTCTGTTTTCTTCCAAAAACCGGATAAATTCCTCACAATGATTAGTAAGAATAGGAATATCACGTTCAGGATTGAAAACGTATGTTTCTGTATAGGTATCTACCACATAACCGCCTTTGTTGAACTCTACAATGTTATACTCAAATGTCCGTACATCCGACCCATTCTGCATAAGAGCATAAGGATAAACTAAATGCTGGTGGTGATCTTTGAACTTTCCCACGGTATAACTACCGGTTGTTTTGATGTCGTGAACACTGGTAGGCATCAGTTCGTCAATCAAACCATAAACCAATACACTACCGTATGCAGTAGGCAAGATGGCTTCTACTCTTTGTTGGGTTAATGCTCCTTTGTAGTAGTTGGCAAACTCGCGGCAAAGGTCAATGTGAAAAGTGAAAGTGCGATTGTTGTAAACAGCTTTTATCCCGTAAAGTTTTCCGTCATCGTGATATGCCTTGCTAATTTCCATTATAGAAGATTTACGGTTCTCAATCATACAATCAATGATTTCATTGAAAGCCGTGCCACGGTCTGCCGCTTCGCTATCGAATGGCTTGCGGTTAATCCGGTCTATCAGTTCTTGAAACTGTTGTTCGTGAAATTCTTCAGGAGTATGGGGTGGATTTTCTGACCACCCCCAGTACTTATCCCAAATCACATCACTATTCAGATATGCCCCAAAGGCATCAAGAAGCGTTGCGTAAATACGATATTTAGGCTGCTGGTTCATATTTCTTTTCTGAATTAAGTTTCAGATTCAAAGACTTCGCTTTGTTAGCTACCAACTTTGCCGCCATTTGCTTTGAAGAACCAACGTGCTCAAAGTTATCTATTTGCGCGATAAAATTATTGGCAGATTCCGCATCCGTAATAAGTTCGATCTGTTCTTTTATCTCTTCAATAACTTTATCATACTTTTCCTGTGCCTCTTTCTTGGCAGCAAGCATACCCAAATACGAATTGATTATCTTGGCGGTGATAAAGTCGTTCTTTGCGGTTGGATTACCATTCTTGTCAAGGATGGTAGGAACTTCCATCACTGAAGGAAGATTGCAAGTATTCTTACCGTCATTTCTTGAAGTTGGGTCAAAAGTGATAGTACGTCTTTGGACGCCTCTTTCGCTTTTCATTTCAAGATAACCGAGCAAATCCAGTTCAGTAACGATAGAGTTGTAGGATTTTTCACGCAAGGCAGGGATAAACACCGTATCATCACCTTCTTTTCTTGTGTCGCGATGGGCAACGAAAATGATGTGCTTGTTAAGCCCCGAAAGTGTTCGTGTCATCCATGAAAACTCTGCATTGATACCGCTCCAATCACGGATGGACGGCTGGCGGGTTCCACACTTGTGAGTAATGATGAAGTCCATCATCTTGCCGATGGTATCTACTACAATGGTCTGATAAGCGGACAAGTCCTCTTGAAGAACTTGCTGAACATCGCTCCATGAAGTGACCTGTACCGTGTCTATATTCTCCAAGTGCGCCATGTTCATGCGCTTCACGCCGTTATCGAAGTCCAACAGCAGCGGTTTCGGTGCGCTCAATGCTACCGTACTCTTTCCCATTCCGGCTTGACCGTAAATCATCATCTTCACGGTGGTCGGGATAACTAATTCATTACTTTTCTTAATCAGTGACATAATCGTAAATTTTATAGGGTTATTTGTTCAGATATTTACTCATTTTAAAAGCATTAATAGCGGATTGTATCTCGAACTTGGAATATATGATAGGAGAATTTCTGGATGAGCCTTTTCTTTTCTTATGCACCAATCCTTCTTTCTCTAACTTTTCCAAAAAGTTAGGTTCATACCCAAGTGTCTTTAACCATCTGAACGCTTCTCTTTGCTTGATTTCATCAGATACAGGAGACCGTTTCTTCTCACTGGCAGCTGCACCAAGCTCCGCCATGTCCATGCAGATATTTTTAAATTCAAATAATTCAAGTCTTACCTCCATACCGTCCAGTTCTTTCAATTCGTTCAACTCTCGTTCTTCGTCCCCTTCTCATATCGCCCTGTTCGTGATAGAGCGAAAAAGAAAAGATGCACAACAGGCAGAAAGCAACAGCCGACCTAATAGTAGGTGAAAAGTCCATCGTGAACTTCATACCAGCTATTCTCTCATATAGCATGGTTGCCAGTTCTCTGCCGTTCCTTACGTTCAAAATCTCAAAAGCTCTTTGCAGTTGGTTGTTTATCGTGCTGACCGCTCGGCATTTGAGGTTTGCAATTTCTTTTTTCTCATACCCTTGTGCATACATTCGTGCCGTAATCTCGCATTCAGGTGTAAGTTCATTAAAAACTCTCTTCATAATCGTGTAAGTCAGCTGATTAATAATTGCGAATAACCTCAATATATCCGGCTTCCCTGTTAGTGTCCACCGAATACAAAGTTTGCTCCTTGTCTATTATCCGATCAATCCTTGCCAGCCTGTTAAGATCAGCGGTACACCTGCGAAGCTGTCCGGCAAGTTTGTCGCTAAAGTCAAAGCTGATTCTGTCATTCTTCTTTTTCAGCTTTTTCTTGATTTCTGTTCTTTCTTTCAGTTCTTTTGCCATAAGAGTAAAATTTAATTAATGATTCGTGGATGGTAAGGGAATCGAACCCCTCTCAATCGTGCCAATTGTTTGCGCAACACGAAGCTCTAACCGATAAGCTAACCATCCGATTAAAAAAGGTGCACTATCCTCACGGACAGCACACCCAGTACAAACACAATATAAAACACGAATATCTAATCTATTATCAGAACAATGCTTTTAACCGCGTTCTTGAAATGATCAAACTTCCGGTTCAAATCACTCCAAGATTTATACCATGTATTTTTCTCTTCAGCTAATTTCTCGTTAGCCTCTTCCAGTTCCTGCACACGCCTTACTAAATCTTCATGCGTCATGCCTCTTAATTCTTCCACTGTCATAATCGTATAAATTTAAAATGTCGTTAAAAAGGTAGGAGTCGAACCTACTTCTTGTAAGCTAAATGAATATATAAATTAGAATATAAGTTAATACCAACAATTAATCGCTTACACGCATTCCAACAATGCTACTTCATAAATTACCGCCCAGCTGGTTTACAAGGTGATTGTGCACTCATCCCCATGCGCCTTGTGCCGGATTATAGGACTACTTTTTAGTGGTCTGTTTTAAGTTCTCTATAAGTTATTCTCATGAGCGACACACACCCTACACATATAACACTCATTATAGTGATAGAGAATATTTTCATAGGACTGTAAGTAGTAATAGCCCCGTAAAGCATACCGGCAGCACATATACTAACCAATATAGATAAAACGAATTGGATTGTTTTCATAATCGTATAAATTTAAATAAGTATCTGTACCCTAATCGAATAGCAGAACCTTATTTCAGTTCAGTACAGACTATAAGACCTTTCAGCGATACTTGTGCCTAACCAAGCATACTCACCACGCTAAAGACAAATTGGCGTGCTGAAAGTAAAAATCATTTCAACTTCGTGGCTTTACCACCATCAGACATATACAACCATTCGCCCATTGTCGGCTTATCCTCGGTTGCTATCGGTGTCAATTCCGTTCCACTTGCACCCACCACTATCCACCATCACTGGCTTCGCTTACGTGCCTTCGCAGAAATATATCTTTTTATCGTATCAATATGTCAAAGAACCAATCAATAGTACCCTACCCGATTCTCGCTATCGGTTGCCGTTCAATCCGTCTGTAGGGCTGTCGTGCGTTGCATAATCGTGTATTATGCGTATCGGCTGATACCTTGTACCCGGCATAGAGCATCGTAGTCCATGCCATCATCTTCACAAGTTTCAAAACCTTTTAAGGCATCTTCCAAACTGTCTATCTCATCCGTTATCAACTGGATAGCTTCTTTTTTGCTATCAGCATTGAACATCAGGCAGACAGCCTCTTCATCATTGTTATGGGCAGCCTCTAAATCTTTATAAAGGCTATCCAACTGCTGGTTAATCGTGTAAGCATTCATGTCCATATCTTTTATGCGATTGACATCAGATTAGCTTTTTTGAAGCATCTGAATTCTTGGCGTTCAGTATCATAGTAAGTCTGGACGGTATCATTCTTCTTTCTATTGTCAGTACCAGTGATGGCAGGCATCAGCTTTTCATTTAGTGTACCGTATGCCTCACGAACAGAACCATCCACTTTTTTGAAGTAGAACTTCACTATCTTCTTCTTCATCTCACCTTTCAGTTTCAAATTAGCCCAAGCGACCTTCATTGCTTCGCTCATGGTGTAGCCATTACGCTTAACGAACTGCCAAGCAAGGCTCATTACTTCGTGTAAAAATTCTCTTGTTCTCATAATCGTGTATTTTAATATGTTTATACTATTTGAAATCTGAATTAATCTTCGTTTCTTTGTATCAGTTTAATTTGATAATGCAAAGATACACGTTTTTGTGTATACTACAAATAGTATATAAACAAATATGTGTATATAAACACTATTTAACTATTAAAGCAGATTATACCTTATTATAATATGAAGAAAGAAGACAGAAATAGAAATTGGATAGCGCGGATAGCACTGGGATTAAGTGTCATTGCAATATTGCTATGGCTATGCAAATA